TGTATTGAATGTAACTGTCAGAGGAGTTATTTCTGAATTATCATTTCCTATGAAAATTACAGTTGAACCTTGATCAAAATTGTTTCCAGAAATCACAAAACTTGTTGTGTTGTTTCCAAAGTCGGGAAATTGTGGGGAAACACTTGTTACTTCTGGAGGCATGTCTCCAATTTTAGACCATACTGCAGGAACTATAGATTCAGAATATATTTCATATTGCTGCAATGTTGTGTTGTAACGAATCATGCCTGCGGTTGGTGTTGCAGGTCTTTGTGCTGTTGTACCTTTGGGTACTATTATTGCACCAGTATCATTGCTCAAATCAATTGATACATTTTTGATTGTAACTTTTGTGTTTGTTTCTTCTACAATTGGAGTAAGTTCATCACTCTTGAAGATTCCTACATTGTTTGCTGGTATGACTAGTTGGTCAGTACCTTTCTGTAGAATTAAATCTCTTGTGTTGATTGTACCTAAGTCAACAATGGTTCTTGCTTCTCTTAGATGAGAAATACGTCCACCTTCAAGCACTGTTTGTGTGAGTGCCATATTTCCAACAGGTATACCACCAAGGAAATTTTCGTTGTGTATTCTTAATTCTCCTGTACATACACCATTCGCAGTAGTTACGGCTGTGATTTCACCATTGTAAAAAATGCTGCTGTTTGCTGTATGTTGTGGTCTTGTACCACGTAGAAGTCTTATACCTTGTGACATTTATATTTTAAATTAAAGTTAACCTACAAAATGACCAGAAAAATGATTAACATTAGAAATGTTTGTTCTCACAGTATTCAAAACATATATTTCCATAGTATCTCCATTATTTAAATAATATGTTATAGATGTAGTATTTGCCGGTTCTTGATTACTGTAAACAGATTGTAAATGTTGTAAATAACCCGCTATACCTCCGTTCACTCTAAATTGTATAAGAGTCCTATCTCCACCTGAAGTTCCGACAAGTGTTGTTGTAAAATGATAGAATCCTGAAATTGGTGCAGTAAATAATCCCGTAGTACCAGAATAACTATTTGTATTATCATATTCAACTAAATTAAAAACAAATATAGCGTTACCACCAAAAGAAGCGGTATCTGTTCTTTTTGCAAAAAATGCAGGAACATTAGGTTTACTTTCCAATCCAGTAGAACTCATTCCCCATAACTTAGTTACATCATTATTATAAATGTTAAAATCATCACCAACTGTTTTTAAATTAAAGTTTTGTGTATCGCCCTTAAATTTAAGTTGCTGAGTATTACTTGTAAATTCTATACCAGTTAGACCATTTATTTTAACTGACATCTTACTCCGGTGGTGTAGGCCAAATTACGTTTGTCAATTCTCCATTCTCATTCAATTGTGGTTCTGCTGTTGCAGGCAAGTCTCTTAATTGTTGTAAGTATGTTTGCCATTCCATTGGGACTTCTGTACCTTGACTGTATGCTCTGATTGTAATCCAATCATATTTCGCTAATAATCTGTCACGTTCTAATCTTAACAGGCGTAATGGTTCTGCTGCTTCTAGTTCTGCTATTTTGGCTTGAATCTCTTCTCTAGTTGGAATAATTTCATTTAACCATATTATGTTGTCATAATCATCTATTGTGTTTGTAGGTGATGGAAATATACTCCATTGACCATCATAATATTCATTTAAAACTGTAAATAAATTCATCGTGGCATTACCTCATAAACTACTATTGAAGAAATATGTTGTTGATTTCTAGCATCTTCGGATGCGTTAGGATTGAAATAATTAAACGGTCTTTCATTTGAACTGTTTGCAGTTTTCCATCCAAAATATATTGATGTAGTTCCGACTGGTGGTGTTGACCAATAACCTGATCCTATAATTATTGTTGTTTGTTGTGTTGAACTCCATGAACCATCATATTGATATCCACAACCAAACTGCCATGTTGAGTTTAGTTTCATTCCAACTCCACAATTTCCAGAACTATATCCTGAACCATAAACTGTACAAGTTGCAAATATATCAGTGTCACTTCTTAATTTCGTAAAATTATTACCAAACAATGTTGCTTCTGATGACGCGGATATTGAAGACCGTGTTCCATTTTGTATAACAAAAGATTGTATTATATGCCCAGCAGGAAACTTAACATTATTTGTTAATGCCCCATTGTTCAACAATATATTGTCGTTTAAATCTTTTATTTCTATTACTTTTAAAGCACTTGGCATTAACTATTCTCTGGTGGTGTAGGCCATTCTACATTTGTTAGATTTCCAAATTCATTTAATTGCGGTTCTGCTGTTGCTGGTAAATCTCTAAGTGCTTGTCTATAGGTTTTCCATTCAGCAAGGTCCATATCTTGCTCTAATCCTTTTGTAATAATCCAATCTGTTTCTTTTAATAAATGATTACGATGCTTCCGTATTATTTGAACTAACAAATCTTGAAAACTAAATGACGGTTCACCATCCAGATAATCAATTGTTCTGTCATCATAAACTTTTGCTCTAGTAGATGGGCTTATATCGTGAATCGCCATTTTTAAATCTAAGTCTGTGATTGGCCCCATCATGCTTTTATCTCGTACATAATTGCTCTAATTCTTTCAACTGTGACATATGACGTACCACCCGATGCTGGTTCTGCGTAAATATCGTATGAAGGTGTAGTGTCTGGAGGTGATTCATCTAAGTATGTTAATTGCAAATCCCATCTAGCAGTATAAGCGATTCCACATTCAGCAGTTGCTAGGTTCGTAGTTTCTCCTTGTCTTCGGAGGAAATACCGTCCATATGAATTACTGTTCTGATAAACAAAAAACATAGTCATAATATGTATTAAAACATAATTACCACTATTTATTGTTAGCTGATCAGTTAATTGGCCTTTGATAGCACCAGTAGTAGTGTTTGTATCATGACCAGACACCGTTACATTTTTTGCCTGTAAAATAGTACCAGCAGGAAACGTAACATTCTCAGTCAACGCACCATCACTCATCAACACTTGATTATTTAATAGACGAATTTCGTCCGTTTTTAATATACTTTCTGCCATATTACACTATTGTCCAAGTTGAACCAACTGGTATAACTACAGTTGCATTGTTTGCGATTGTTATTGGTCCAGCAGTCATTGCATTCTTACCTGCTGAGATTGTATAATCATCTGTGATTGTTGTATCATTTTCAAAAAACACTTGATTGTTTCCACCACCTTTTGCTATTGTATCAAACTTAAAACCACCATTACCATCTGCTGTAAGTATTGTACCATTTGCTGCAGTGTTAGCAGAAATTACATCAGTCAATCCAGCTAGATTAGTTACTACTGAATTAAAATAAAACGTGTCATTAGCACCAGCAGTTAATACAGTACCAAGTGTAGCACTAGCAGTATTTACATCATGTAAATCATTTAGCAATTGACTACCACCAAAAGGAACACCACCAACAGTCTGACCGTCATGTAAACGTATGATGCCAGTAACTTTACGATTCGGGCTATCATCACAAATCAATGTGATTTCACCATTCTCTCCCGTAAAGTTATTGTGTTCTGCTACAGTACCTTTGGAAAATTTTATAACTTCTGGCATTTATTTTATTCTATGTTAGAAAAATCAAATATTAATTCTAGTTTGTTGATATCAGCGACCAAAATTCCATCTTGAATTCTTTAAGTTTTTTTAATGATCTTATTTATTCTATATGCATCGGCAATAGAAACTTCATCATGATTTATAACTTTATTTACTGCTGTAAAAAAGTTTGTGTTTTCAAAAATTGTGTTTTCAATTTCAATTGTTCTGCCATATTGTTTTCTCCATTGATAATTATAATTACCTGGCGTTCGTTGCTGAGTATTTGAAGGGCATTTCCGCAAAGGCTGCGTAGAGGTAAGTATTTCCGGTTACATTCCCCATTTTGCTATTCGCATTATCGCAACGAATAAAAAACCCGTTGCTTAAAAAGTCGATTTGATTTTGACCACTACTAGTAGTGCTGGTAGTTTCAACAGCAGCAGAATCAGCTAATAAACAATGATCTATTGGATTAATCGGGCCTCTTTGATTATCAAACATAGCCCAATTACCACTCGAAGTTACATCTTTAATCAAAATGAAACTAGGCTTAAAATCTAATGAACGATAACCTTTATCTTGATGATTAGTACCAGTATACGAACCAAATGCGGAGTAGCCGGGAATACTTGTAAAACAATATGCTATGTACTCATCATCATCATGATGCGTAAATGTGTCTTTAGTTGTAAAAATATTAGAGTTAATTGTGCCGAATGCGTTTCTTGAGTTAATCGCTGCAGTTGTAAAAATTCCAGAATAATTAACACTGCTATGATAAATATCCCAGTTGTATGAAGTGTCTAAATTCTTGCAAATTATAAAATCTGGTGCAGCGCTAAGACCGTGCGGCACAGTAGCAGTAGAAACTGCTCCTCCCGAATCGTCTGGAGAAAGATACTTAATTATACTAAAACCCGCTTTTGTATTAATACTTGCTGATGCTGGAGTAATCGTATAGTTACTAGCGTTACCAAATACAGTTGCTTTATCTGACGTTGAACTAGTATATCCTACATCATTCTTCATATAGATGTTTGATCCACTTGGCGCACCACCGGCTTTCCAATTCCAACTGATATATTGACTAGCTGACCCAGCAGTACCGTCATTGACTTCCGCATTATGATTATCGTGTACTGTAAACCCACTGCTATTGACTGTTGATATTTTAGAATTACCACTATTGTTAGAAGTGTTATTCCTTTCGGCCCCCGAAAAATCTGATATTATCCACTTATCAAATCCTCTGACAGAATCAAAAAGATTATGCGAATTACCGTTATTTCGTCTTTTAATCCAAATTAAATCACTTTGGAAACCTACTGGCACAGCAAAATTACCCCCACCAGTGCTAACACCGTTATATTTTACACATTTAAAGTAGTCTTCCGGCAAATCATCCACTGCTGGATCTATAGCTAAGTTACTTTGAATATTTGATGTGCATAATGCTTTTGCACCCGTTGGTACTGAATGATAAAAGTCTCCTATACCACCAGAATCAGTAGCATTAGCTGATCCGCTAGTTTTATTTCCGCCAAAAGAACTGTCTTGACCGAAATTACAAATAATTCCTGCAGAAGTCGCTGAACTACCAAAGAAAGGTTTAGCACTATTTGGAATATTAGAACTATAATCATATCCGTTCACACCACTGGCTACTTGGGAAAGTGTTAAAGTGGGATGAGTTGTTCCTGTCGCATCATAAAATTGACCATTTTGAGCAAACCAAATTTTTTTATTATCTATATCCCAAAAAACAGAAATAATATCTCCGGTTGCAATTGAAGGCAGTGCATCTTTATTTTGGTAACTAGCATCATAATAGACATTTCCAACATTATTAACTGCCACTGCATCTTGAGAATATCCGCTTTCTTGAGTTTCTATCTTTTGAATTCCCATATAAATGTTTGTGTGGTCAGTTATGTAAACTTCCCAATACCATGTACCGGATGACGGAATTATTGTTGTTGAGTTGTTTGGCCCAGCATTTATTGTTGCGGCTAAATTGCCATTACTAAGTGTAGCAGATTCTGCATCTAAAACATTAAGCGTAGCAAAAGTATTCGTTGGTGAATCAGGAAAAACGTGATCTATAACTGCCATATTAATTTATCCTATTAAAAACCATTTGCTGTCCAATCATTTCCTCTACCAGAAATATCTTGTACAGTTGTGCCGCTAATTGTGCTTGGTGCAAATGTAAGGTGGAAACCATTTATACCGTAATCTGTTAGTGCATTACCTGTTGGATTGTAAACTTTCGGCAACCAGACACCATTTATACTTTCACCGAATGATGTTGGGGTCAATGCTTGTCCGTCTATGAAATGGATGTTGGCGAGGTAGCCAATTATGTTATTGCTTCCTCCAAATCCACCTCCACCAATGAAACTGCCATAATTACCAGAGACAGACATCCCGTTTTCAGCAAATGCCACTGATGACGAAGTTGTGTTAGTTGTTGCTAAACTAACCAAACTGCCATTAATGTAAAAACTTTGTGAAGTGCTGTTTTTATGCACCAATATATGATACCACGCAGATGTATCTCTAAATACCGCACTGGATCTGTTAAGTAATGCAGAACTGCCACCCCACTGGACACTAAAAGTATCATCAGTATGAAAGTAGATATCAAAAGTATTTGAGTTCCCCGATTTGAATCCTCCGGTCATATAAAAGTTTGTTCCTAGAACTGATCTTTTAACCCAAAAAGACCAAGTCTTAATACTTGAATTGGTGCTGTTATCACTTGTGCTTTTACTTAAATAGCTGCTCCCATCAAACATCAAGGAATTTTCAATCACAGGTTTCACAATGATTGTGGGTTGTCTTGTTGTGGTTTTTTGTGTTGCACCCGGGTCACTACCAGTGCTTTGTGCATTTATAGTAACTGTATATTCTATTTCTGTATTTGCTGCAGGAACACTACCACTCAAATCACCAGTGTTTGCATCAATACTTAAACCGCTAGGTAAATTACTCCCACTATAAGTTACTATATCTCCTTCAGGGTCTGTTGCTGTAGGTAAATCTATATTGACATTTGTAATTGCTTGTGGTAAAATAGTAGCAATATTTGTGCTTGTAAGTGACCAAACAGGAGCTTCATCTACATATAATGCATTTAGTTTAGTAACACTTAAACCACTGGATTTTGTAACAATTAAATTGTAAGGTTCTTTTGCGGCATCAAAATCTGTGTTATCAAAGGTGATTCTAATTTGACCACTATTATCAAAAATAAATGCAGTTCTATTTACAGCGGTACTATCTACCGTACTCACAAATTGAGTTGTCATTCCTGTGGATTCAAAATTAGTGCCGACCACAGTAAATTGTGTTGTACCTGAAACAGTTTCTGTTGTGGCAGGAGAAATACTGGAAATTGTAGGTGGTTG